TACCACCGGTTGTGATGTTACCACCAGTGACGTTTCCAGTGGCGCTGACACCGCCTGCCCCTGCACTGATTGCGCCAGAACTTATAACGTTGCCGCCAGTGATGTTTCCAGTGATTGCAGCAAATCCTGCTGCTACTAGATTGGCTCCAGTTGCCACGTTGCCTGTGGCTGTGACCAGTCCAGCTGTGGAAACATTTCCACCTGTGATGTTGCCCACGGCTGTGAGTGTACCACTGTAAAATCCGTTGCCAGACACTGCAAAATTATGCAGTGGTGCTGTGTTTGAAATGCCAACGTTGCCAGTGGGCAAAACGCTGATTCTAGCGGTCAATGTTGCTGATGTTCCGGTTAAAATATCTACTCGAGCATTGCCTGCTGCGTCTGTGGTATTGGCACGAAACGCTGCCACAGTTCTTGCACCCGGAGTTGTAGAATCGTTGGTGAACCATTCGTAACTGCCCAGCACCGTACCACTTGCTTCAGCGGTATTGCTGCTGATAATTCGCACTGTGGGTGTGCTGTTGGCTGCGTTTTGTGTTACAAAAACGTTGCCGGTGGAGGTAACGTTGCCAAGGGTCACATTGCCGGTGATAGATGGAATTGAACCAATGATATTACCAGACACTGACACGTTGCCGTTGACATTTAATCCACCGGTGGTAAACACAGCAACGTTGCTGACGCCACCCACAGTGACGTTGGCATTGCCGTTTACGCTTTGAATTTCCAGTGAGGTAGTACCGTTGACCAGACGATCGCCTAGAATGTTGCCCTGTAATGTAGCGTTGCCAGTGACTGTCAAATTCCCTGTCATTGCAACGGTGGCCGCATCTATGGTTACAACATCGTTGGCATTGAGGGTTTGAATTGTTAGATTGCCGCTGACACGCTTATAGGTAGACATTTAGAGTTCCTTTGTGTTATTTATTCGGTTTAGAAAGTCTGCCATTGTCATGTGAGCAAGATTTTTTGCGTTGCGCAATTCGCCTATTTCTGCGGTGGTATCACCTTGTACTCTAAAAAAATTACATTTGGGAAAATCTTTTGCAATGGTCACCAGCTGTCGAGTCCAATTGCCCGAAAATGTTGGGGGATGGTGACTTTTTTTGTAGAATTCAGTGTCTGCATAGATGTTGTTGAACTTTCCTGTTTTTGTTGGACCCATGTCAAATCCCACAAGATACACAGCTCTGTGTTGATCAAGTGCAGCCAAGGCCACTGCAACTGGTCCTGAACTGTAACCAAAATACTGTGCTGGTATTCTACGTGACCCCAGGTCTGGCAAGGGTTTTCTTGTGTAATGCACATGGTTGGCACTGTATCCGTCTTGCTGTATACGCTGACTTATGGGTGCATCTGTGCTGACCAGTACATCTGGGGTAAAAGTTCGATACAGAGCATTACAGCCGTAGATGGGCCCCAGGGTGCGTAAAACTTCTAAATCAACTTGATTTCGGCTCACGCCGTTGCCCAACACAAATGCTCTAGTCATAAAAAATCCTCCTAGTAATTATCTAGGAGGACTCTGCTTCAAGATCAAAATCAGCTGGTAACGTTGTCAACGATGGCCAGATCAAGCAGGTTTTGTTGTCCGCTTTGAACTGTGCCAGTATTGGCAGCACCAGTTGTGCCTGATTTGATGACTGTGCCTTCGTCTGTGAAGAAGTTGGCCGAATAACGCTTGTCAGCAACAACACTGGTGGCAGCATAGTTGCTACCGCCGGTCCAATCCAGCAAGAACTTGTTGGTCAATTTGCTGACTGTGGTGGCTGTAGAGTCAGTGTTGGTGAATGTAATGGCCATGAGTCCAGCAGCTGGAGTAGCATCATCATCTAGCACACAGATACCTACGCTGTTGGCAACACCGTTGCCGCCGCCGTTGGTGCCAGTTGCTGTGAAGATTCCGCCCACTGCAATATCAGCTTCAGCGCCGATGGATTGCCAATTGGTGGTTCCCAGTGTAACCACTTGATATGCTTGCCCAACAACAAAACTACCGTCGTTGACGCCGGTGGTATCGCCCACGAGATATTTGTGAGAACCTTTTTGACGGATGATGTAGCCAGTGGCCACACCAATGCCAGTGCCCGAAGGATTGGCAATGTTAACAATCACCTCAATGCGAGGAAATGTGGTACTGGGGGTGTCTGTGGGTGTTGCACCGCCAACCACGCCCAAGAACTGTGTGGTATTGAGTGTATTAGCTGTGTTGGTCACAGGATTGGTCAAACTGCCAAAATTTGGAAAGCCAATATCAACGCCGACGCTGGCGCCGCCGATGCCCGAACCAGTAGAAATTTTTTGTATTTTGAGAGGACGTCCCATTTGTTTTCTCCTTAAAGAAGTCCAATGTGGGTTTTAGCCACTACGCGGTGGTATCCGCATAAAACGCAGAATTACGTTAGTGTTATTTATGGAAAATCTAGATTACGTTGCTCTAGGCGTGTAAATATCTTCGTGAACACCAACGAACTAATCGAACAAGGCAACCAACATCGTGCCAATCGCGAGCCCGAAAAAGCTCTGCAATGCTATGCATTGGCTTTTGTGCAAGATCCCGATTCGGCTGCGGCCTGGAACAACTATGGCAATGTCATGCGAGAAATGGGACAGCCAGTTCGTGCGCTGCCGTTTTTGGAACATGCTGCCATTCTTGATCCCAACAATATCACAGCAAGCTTCAATCTTGCTGTGACTTATTTGCTGTTGGGCGACTATGGTCGTGGTTGGCCTGCATATGAATCTCGCTGGAACTACGAACACTTGGCTGGAACTGAACCCAAGTTCAGTCAGCCACGTTGGCGTGGCGAAGACTTAAAAGACAAAACTATTCTTGTGGTAGGCGAACAAGGTCACGGAGACTGTATTCAGTTTGTGAGATTTGTTTACAATCTGCACTTGATGGGTGCAAAGATCAAACTGCAAGTCACCGATGGTTTGATTCCGTTGTTGAGCACCAGCGATATCATTGAAACTGTGGCCAGTTACGACACAGACATGGGCAGCTTTGATTACTGGGTTCCCATCATGAGTATTCCTGGTATTTTGGGAGTGACTTTGCAAAATTTGCCCAGTGTTCAGAGCTATCTACATGCTGACCCAATGCGACAACAACATTGGCTGACGACCTTGGGTCCCAAGCACAAAATGCGAGTAGGCATCAGTTGGAGCGGTCGCAGAGATTCTTGGTTAAATCAACACAAGGGTGTGCCGTTTCCTGTGATCCTGGACATGATCAAAAACAATCCACAATATGAGTGGATCAATCTGCAGGCCGATGCCACCGAAGACGAGTCGGCTGCGCTGGCTGATGCTGGCGTGACTTTGTTCCCCGGTGCCATACAGAATTTTGCAGATACCGCAGCACTCATGATGCATCTGGACATTGTGATTGGAGTAGACACTGCTGTGAGTCACTTGGCCGGTGCCTTGGGCAGACCAGTATGGATCATGCTGAATCAGTTTGCTGTAGACTGGCGTTGGTTGCTGAATCGCGACAGCAGCCCTTGGTATGCCACAGCAAGACTGTTTAGACAACCACAGCGCGATGATTGGAACAGTGTGACCAAAAAAGTTGGCCAATTTCTTTCATGGTTCAAGGTTTAACTGCTATAATAAATACATGTTCAATATTATATTACTATAGGTCGTTAAACTTATATTATCCGCCCTGGCTTCTCCTCGCTTGACCGACCTGGATGCTGGGGCTTTTTCTTGACTGTGTTATATCCCACTGCCCGGTGTGATTCCTGGACCAACAACAATTGACATATCAAGTTCCTGTTCCGGTCACTGTGTTCCACTGAGTGGCACCGCGAACTTGCATGCCAGTTCCAGTGACAAATATCATCATGCCCGGTTGTGGACTTGTGATACTGGAATCTCTCACGGTGACGTTGGCATAAACTGCCAACTGCATTGGTCCAACTGCGGCCAAGGTATTGATTTGTGTGAGTTGTCCAAGATTGTTGCCAACATACAAAAGAGGAGGATCTATGGTTAGATCAGCCACAATTTCGCCTGGTCTGGCATAGCCGTTGTAGTTGGTCAACGTCTCTTGAGCGTTGTCTTTCATTACCGCACGACTTATGCCGGTGATGTTGTCATATGGTGGAGGTGGATTAGCCATGCTAATATTTATGGCATATTGGTCATGAAAAAAGGCCCCGAAGGGCCTTTTGTATTGTGTCGACCAGCTGGTTGATTAGCTGAAAGACAGGTTGGACACAGCGATCTCACCAACGTAGTCGCCAGCGTTGCCGAAGCTGCTAGCTGTGTTGGTCAATTCGATGTAACCATAACGAGTCATGAAGCTCACGACTGGTTCGAATGTTGTTGGGTCAAGAACAACACCGCTGCTCATCAAAGGAATGTATGGGCAGTAGAATGCAGGAGCGTCAGCTTCGCTGGAACCCTTGTATCCAACCAGAACAGGAGTTGTGTCGCTGGCATAGCTGTCAACAAACACACGCATAGAACCGTTCAGTGTACCAACAAACTTGGTGTTGGTGGGAGCTTCGAAAGTACCTTCTGTAGTACGAGCAAATGCGCTGGTTGTAGCACTTTGCAGTACTGTCAGAGCAGCTGAAGAAACAACAGCGTAGTTACCAGCGCCACGACGTGTACGTTGGGCGATCAGG